ACAGGTAGCTATCCTGTTAAGAGTAAATACGTACGTGTAAAAGCAGTAAATAAGAAAACTCCAAATTTCTTTAATAATGCCGGAGCTCCTACTGCCGCATATACTGGTTCTATTCCAAGAGCTCAAAGTGGTGCTTTTGAAAATGCAACCGGAGATAATATTCCTACATGGACTGCTAATTATTATGATACTATGGCAGGTTCTAATATTCAAGGAATTAGCCCTAATGATTATACTCAATCATTTAACGTATTAGCAAATAAAGATGACTACAAATATAATGTTATTACTGCTCCTGGATTAATGCTTGGAGAAACAGGTCATTCTTCTCCTCTTAATTTATTAATCAATAACACTCAGAATAGAGGAGATGCTATTGCTGTAGTAGATTTAGTAAAATATAACAGCACACTTATAGCAGCAACTCAACAAGCAGCAAACCTTAACACTAGCTATGCTGCAGCATATTGGCCTTGGGTTCAAATTACAGATCCTAACACTGGAAACTATGTTTGGGTACCTGCCTCAACTATGATCCCTTCAGTATATGCATATAATGACTTAGTATCAGCTCCATGGTTTGCACCAGCAGGTTTAAATCGTGGTGGTTTAGGTCAAGTAGTAATGGCTGAAAGAAAACTTACATCTTCTGATAGAGATGCACTTTATACAGCTAAAGTAAACCCAATAGCTACATTCCCAGCAACCGGTGTTGTAGTATTTGGTCAGAAAACATTACAAACTAAAGCTTCAGCTTTAGATCGTGTAAATGTTCGTCGTTTGTTAATTGCACTTAAGAATACTATTTCTAATATTTCTAATACTTTAGTGTTTGAACAAAATACATTAGCAACTAGAAATACATTCTTAGCTCAAGTAAATCCATATCTTGAAAGTGTACAACAAAGACAAGGTTTATATGCATATAAAGTTATCATGGATGAAAGTAACAACACTGCCGATGTAGTTGATAGAAATCAGTTAGTAGGTGCTATTTATTTACAACCTACAAGAACTGCAGAATTTATTATACTAGATTTCAACATTTTACCAACAGGAGCTACTTTCCCATCATAAAGAATAAAATTGACGATATTTATAAACAAAATAAAATACTAACATGGCTATTTTAAATCCAAACGAAATATTTTTTACCGCCTTTGAGCCCAAATTAAAGAATAGATTCTTTATGTATTTGGATGGTATCCCTAGTTACTTAATTAAAGGTGCTAGTGGTATGGGATTTGCTCAAGAAGAAATTACCTTAAACCACATTAACGTTTACCGTAAAATCAAAGGTAAATTAAAATGGAACGACTTAACCCTTACATTGTTTGATCCAATCACCCCATCAGGTGCTCAAGCAGTAATGGAATGGGTACGTCTACACCATGAATCAGTAACAGGTCGTGATGGTTATTCAGATTTCTATAAGAAAGATGTTAAACTTGAAGTATTAGGTCCTGTAGGTGATATAGTAAGCGAATGGATTATAAAAGGAGCCTTCATTAAATCAGCCGAATTTGGTGAATATAACTGGGATACAGAAGCTGAAGCACAAAACTTAACGTTAGTGCTTGGTATGGATTACTGTATCTTGAATTTCTAAGATTATTTAGACATTTATATAAAGAGCTTGAGAGAAATCTCAAGCTTTTTTATTCTTTTTATTTTCTTATATATTTATATTTGAATATAGTTTTAACTAAATAAAAATCTATGAGTAATACAAAACCAACAATCGAAAAAGACGATTCGTCTAGAGAAAAACCCAAATTTCCTACTGAAATCATTAATTTGCCTTCTAAAGGATTATTATATCCTAAAGATAATATTCTTTCTAAAGGAACATTAGAAATGAAATATATGACGGCTAAAGAAGAAGATATTCTTACTAACCAAAATTATATTAAACAAGGAATTGTAATTGATAAGTTACTTCAAGCCCTTATTGTAACACCTATTAATTATGATGATCTACTTGTTGGAGATAAGAATGCAGTTATGATTGCAGCTAGAATTTTAGGTTACGGATCGGAATATACTTTTGAGTATGATGGTGATTTAGTTGCTATAGATTTATCTAAACTTGAAGAAAAACCATTAAATGAATCTTTAATCACTCCTCATGTAAATGAGTTTACATACACTTTACCCCACTCTAAAAATATTATTACATTTAAGATTCCAACACATGGGGATGAGAAAAAAATTGATGCTGAAGTAAAGGGACTACAAAAAATTAGTAAAATTGCTTCTCATGAATTATCTACTCGTTTAAAACATATTATTACTGCTGTAAACGGAGACACTGAGAGAAAAGCAATTCGTGAATTTGTAGATAACTACTTCCTTGCTAAAGACTCAGTTGCATTTAGAGAATACATTCGCACCGTTAGCCCAGATATAAACCTTAATATAAGTTTTGAAACAGAAAATGGTGACCTAGTGGAGGGGGTCAAATTACCAATGAATACTAGCTTTTTTTGGCCTGACGCAGGAGTACAGAGTCAATCTGTTTAAACAAATACATGATATAGTATTTAATGGTAAAGGAGGTTATGATTGGCACACAGTATATGATATGCCTGTTTGGCTTAGAAACCTTACTCATAAATTTTTAGCAGACGATTACGCTAAGGAAAATCAACGTTACCAAGAAATATATTCAAAAGCTAATAAGGGTAGAAAAATGGCAAATTCTACTTCTACTACTAATATTGACATAGCTAACCCTAACCAATCAGTTATTAGTGCCCTAAAAAACAACCAGCGTATTTAAAAAGGTATCAAAAAAATGGTACCTTTTAATATTTATAACAAAACTAACTTGTTAATTTTTATATAATATGCCCCCTAAAGGATCTAAAGGTAAAGTTGTTGGCAAAGCTAAAGGCAAAGCAGGATCAGGCGCTGGAGGAGCATCCCCAGATACTGGTAAAAAAGCTGCAGAAGATTTAAAATCAGCTCAGTCTGAACAATCTAAATTAAATAAATTAATACAAGAACAACAAAGGAATCAAGAAAAGTCTAATAAAAATACCCAAGATCAAACAAAAAAATTACAAGAATCTGCAAAAGAAAGTAAAAAAGTAACAGACAGTGTTAAAAATACTTCATCTGCTTTTTCAAGTTTAGCCCCTAAGTTAAAACAATTAGCATCAGGACTTCAAAAAGCAGGAATGGAAGCTGCTAATATTCCCAAACAAATGGGAAAATTAGGAGGAGCAATTGCAGGCACAATGTCTCCTTTAGCTAATTTGGCTAAAAGATTCCTTAGTGTAAGTTCAATTGTAGGTTTTTTACAACAAGCATATGCACGAGGTCAGGAAGCTGTAGTTAGGATTAGTAATCAAAATGTTGAATTAGCAAGAACAATTGGTTTAGCTCAAGGAGCAGCAAGTGGATTAGCAGGACAAGCTCGAGGTATTGGAGCAGCTATGGGTATTACTAATGCTCAAGCAACCCAAGCTATGGGTTCTATATATGCTGCTTTAGATTCTACTGAAAAACTTAGTGGCAGTACTTTAAATACATTTATGAGATTAAATGTGTTTGCTGGTGTGGCCGCAGATACATTAGCAGAATTATCTCGCACTGCTAAAATTACAGGACAAGATGCCGGTAAATTTGCGGATGCAGTAGCAGACACTTCATTAAGCTTTATTAAAGCCAATAAAATGGCAGTTAGTATGAGAAGTGTTATGGATGGGGTAGCTAAAGTATCTGCATCTGTTAAATTAACATTAGGTGGTTCTGCTGAAGCAATTACGAAAGCAGTATTAACTTCTAAAAAATTAGGTATGGAACTTCAAAAGATTGAAGACATAGCTAATGGTTTATTAAATTTAGAAGATTCTATATCTGCAGAAATGGAAGCAGAATTACTTACTGGTAAAGATTTAAATTTAGAAAAAGCAAGAGAAGCAGCATTAAATAATGATAATGTTACTTTAATGGAAGAACTTGCTAAAAATGTAGGAACTGCTGAAGACTTTGCAAAAATGAACAGAGTACAGCAGGAAGGATATGCTAAAGCAGTAGGCATGAGCCGTGATGAATTAGCCCAAACCTTAGCCAACCAGAAAGCAGTAGTAGCAGAACAAGGTAACTTAGTAGATGGTCAACAAGATGGACTTAAATCTATGCAATCTACTGCTTCTGCGGGTGAAGCACTTCAAAATCGACAAGAAGCATTAGATGCTGGATTTATTGGTATATATAATGCTTTAAGACCTCTTGTATATGCACTACAAAATATGGCTGTCCAAATTGCAGGTCCTATAGCAAAAGCATTAGGTGCTTTAGTACCAATCATAATGCCTATAGTTAGATTATTTTCTGAGGTTCTTGATGTATTAGGAGATTTATTAATTGAGATGCTTCCTCCTCTTGTAAAAATACTTGAAGGATTAGTAGATGCTGCTAGGCCATTCTTAGAAGGATTTATGGAACTGGTTAAATCAGTTATGCCTGTTATTGTACAAATACTAAATGCTGTAATTCCTCTTATTACAGGTTTAGTAGAAGCATTTAAACCATTTTTTGAAGCAATATCAAATTTAGTTAAAGCTTTGGCACCTGAATTAGGTAGACTTATAGAAGCTATTGTTCCTATACTTATTGAAATTGCTAATGCTATAGCCCCTTTCCTTACAGCATTTGTAGATATGGCCGCAAAATGGCTTCCACAAATAGTTGATCTTTTTATTAATCTTATCCTTCCCGCAATACAAGCTATTCTTACTGCACTTCAACCTATACTAGATGTTTGGATGCAATTAGCAGATAAACTTATACCTGTTGTAATTGACGTGATAAAAATGCTAGTTCCTATTATAGTTGAAATTGTAAATGCTTTAGCACCTGTTCTTGAAATGTTCTATCAAATCCTTATGGATAATTTAGAACCTATAAAGAGTATATTAATGGCTGTTGGACAGGTAATAATGACCATTATGAATCTGCTCAAACCAGTATTGGATATTTTTATGCAATTAGCCCAAACATTAATTCCAGTTATACTGAATTTAATGAATACGCTAATTCCTATTATTAATAATATATTAAAATCTCTACAACCATTTTTTGATGCTTTAGCTGAAATGATGAAAACTATCCTCCCAGTTATTGCTAGTGTATTTGAAAAAATAGGGGAATTAGTATCAAGATTATTTACAAAACTTCAACCCATTCTTGATATGGTTATCCAGTTAGCTGTAGACCTATTACCAATTGTAGAAGAAATATTTATGGCTCTCTTACCAGTAATAATATCTTTGGTAGATGCTCTTATGCCTATTTTAGATATTATAATAGCTATAATTAAACCTATTTTAGCTATTCTTATACCTATAATTAAATTTTTAGCTAGTTTATTTGCTGACATAGTACAGATTATAGCAGGTGCATTAAAATTCGTATTTGATATAATAGGAGCAATAGGTGAATTTTTAGTCCCAATAGTTGAAGTAGTTTCAGGAATATTTACCGCTATTGTGGGGATTATAGGAGGAATGATAGATGCAATATCATCTTTTATAGATCTTATAGTTGATGGAGTTGTAGGGGCTGTAAGTTGGGTAGGAGATGCATTTAATAAAGTAGGTGATACTATTAAATCTATAGGAACAGCTATTAAGGGTTTTCTTATTGCTCCTATTAATATGCTTATTGAAGGTGTAAACTGGTTTATTGACGCTATAAACGAAGCTCTCCACATTAAAATGCCGGAATGGTTAGGAGGTGGAGAGTGGAGTCCTAATATTTCAAAATTAGAATTAATACCGTTAGCAGAAGGTGGTATAGTATCTAGCCCAACAACTGCCCTTATTGGTGAAGCAGGTCCTGAAGCTGTTATTCCATTGGATAAATTTGCAAATATGCTTACACCTTTAGTGCAAGCATTAATGGATATTGCTCAATATACTAAAGGAACATACGATATATTATTAGCAGTTGGAAAAACACTAACAGAAGTTATCGGTGGTTTAGGAATGGGTTCTATATTTGGTGGAGGTGGTGGAGGTGGAGACACATCAGAAATGATTTCTGCACTTACTGATGGGTTAAACCAAGTAGGACAATTGCTTATGTCCTTTGCTCAAAGTTTAATAAGTGGAATGACAGTAATGGCTGAAGCACTATCAGGAATGTTAGAAGCAATTTCATTTATTGCCCAATCACTTACAGTTGCTCTTCCAGTTAGTATGGCTGCTGATGAGGCTGCTATTGAATACTTTAAAACATCTATTCCTACTAGTGGAATATCAAAAGAAGAAAATTCTGCTATAACCAACAGAATGGATGCTCTAATACCAGCTGTAATGATAATGGCTGAAACTAATATACAAATATTAGAAGCTAATAATCAATTCTATGAAACAATGTCACGTACTTTCCCTGAATTAGTTACTACAAATAAAGAACAATTAGATATTTTAGAAGAAATTAAAGATAAAAAAGCAGTAGTAGAATTAGATGGTAATAAAGTTGGAGAAGCAATTGCATCAACATTCTCTGGGTTATTCTAATATTTATAAATAAAAAATTCCAAATACAATGGCACTAATACAGTCACTCCCACAAACAAACTTAAAACCTACAGATGCCGAATTAAACTATGATGGTGAAGATGCTACTGCATCTGTAATCCTTGAACAAGGTTTAATTAACACTGACTTAAAACCTACCGAGGCAGATTTAAGTTATAACGGTGAAGATGCTACTAACTCTATTCTTCTCGAACAAGGTTTAGTTAACACTGATCTAAAACCTACATTAGCTGAACTTACATACAATGGTGAAGATGCTACTAATTCTGTTATTCTTGAACAAGGTTTAACCAATACTATTTTAAAACCTACAGAGGCAGAATTAGGATACAATGGTGAAGATGCTACTAATTCTATTATCCTTGAGCAAGGTTTAGAAAACACTGATTTAAAACCTACTTTAGCCGAGTTAAATTATAATGGTGAAGATGCTACTACATCTGTAATTCTTAATCAGGGTTTTCAAGGATCTCAACTTGATCTTAGAGACAGTGGACCAATTAGTGTTCCTGAATCTAAATTTGAACACAAATGGACACCTACTAAACAATACATAAATAATCTCCCTCAATAATATGGGATTATTAGAAATAGCTAACAACCTCCCTGACTTTTTCTACTATCAATCTAAAGGATATGTTGGTGGTTTAGGAAATTTTTCTGCTAGAAAATTACCATACACTAATGATTCTCCTGAAGGTGGAACTAGTAATCAACCATATATTAGAACCTCAATCCCAAATCTTTTTTCTACTAATCCTATAGTAGCAAAAGATTTTGTTTTAAGAAACGGGGATAATTACATATCAACAGTTGAAAACAATATAAAACGCATATCTGCATTTATTACAGACTCCAAAAACCCAGCATTTAATTTATTTTTAGATAAACAAAAAGAATTATATAAACAACAATCAAAACTACCTGGTTCTATTCTTCCGGCACGTGTTTATGATCCTAGTAATTTATATATTAACATTGCGGCTGGTTCTAAAGGATTACATGAATCTGGAAAAGGAGAATCAACACTCCCTCCAATAAACTTAAGTGCCCCTATAGCACCTCAATTATCAGCATTAGCATTAGCTGGTAGATTACAAGGATCTTTATTTGATCCTGTAACGTCATATGGATATCAAACACAAAATGTATACAATAATATCCAAATAGAAAACCCTAATGCAAGTAATAATGATTTAAATTTTTTACAAACCACTATTTCTAATAGGTTAGGTTTATTATGGAAAAGCAAAATCGCATCCCAAGTACTTAAAGCTCAAGAATATTTAATAGCTAATAGCTTTAACATAGCGTTATTAAATCCTTTAAATTTATTCTTTTACCCTGAGGGCCCTAATGGCCCACTAAACGCTTATCACAGAGTTACAGATACATCAGCATGGTCTGAAAACCCAGGAAGTATAGTACAAATTGGATCCCCACCACAAGTAGGAGGAGCAAATGCTTGGTTTAATGTTTTTACTAATAAAACATTATATAAATATAGTGCTGAAAATGTTTTTAGAAATGGTTCTGTTCTTGCATCTAAAATTAAAGATTTTAGACAAGAAATTATAAAAAAACAACCCCAAGACCCCAATTCAGTTGCTGCTAAAGTTTTATCTTTTACAGATTATTCTAAATTTAATAGAATTACAACCTATAAAATGGGGGATCCTGGAAATACTTCTCTTAATAGAAGTAATCCATATGGGATGTCACCTTTAGATGCAAGTGGTCAACCTAGTAAGGATGTAGTTGATCAGATTAATTTTCAACCTATATATTCTAGTGATAACCAACCTAAACAAGAATTATCAAATGCTGATTTAGTCCCATTTTTTATCTCTGTTATTAATATAGATAATCCTACTAAAAGTAATTATATACATTTTAGAGCATACATTTCTGGACTTACAGACTCATATACTGCTGATTGGGGTGAGATTAAGTATATGGGTAGAGGAGAAAAATTTTATACTTATAGTGGATTTGGTAGAGAAATGGGTTTAAGTTTTATAGTTCATGCTAATTCTAAGCAAGAACATAAAGTTATGTATCAAAAATTAAATTATTTAGCTTCACTTTTAGCTCCTAATTATTCTTCTTTTAATAAAACTACTACTGGATTTATGAGAGGTAATATTATTAGACTTACTATTGGTGATTATTTAGTAGAACAACCTGGAATTATTAAGGGATTAACATTTACTATTGATGATCAATATTCTTGGGATATAGGTAAAAAGAGTGACGGAACCAAAGACCCAGACTCATTAAATTTACCTCACACTATTAATGTAAGTAGTTTCTCATTTACTCCTATTCATTCTTTCTTACCTAAAACTTTAAATCAAGAATGGATTGATAAAGAAACAGGTGCTAAATTTGATGCTCCATTTGTTAACATGGGAGCTAATCAAATTGAAGGTCTTAATGCTAATAGTTTATTAATACCAAATACCTAAAATTAGGTTTTTTATATATTTATAATCAAATAAATTAATAAATGCCTAGTAGATACAAAGACGCCAGGTCATCTTTAAATGAACGTGACAGTACCATTAGACCTAACAGAGTTTTTCCATTTATGGGGACTGTAAAATACCCTAATGTACCATATAGTAATGATGATATCCAAATCATTACTACAGATGGTGATAGACTAGATTTACTAGCCCAACAATTTTATAATGATAGTAGTTTATGGTGGATTATAGCAATTGCAAATCCAGTATTAAAACAAAATTCTATTTTTCCTCCTGCAGGTAGTCAAATAAGAGTTCCTGTGTATATTCAGAATATACTAGCTTCTTTTTATGTTTTAAATAATTTATAATTTTAAAAATCAATGGGAAATTTAACCGGAGATCCGTTTATACCTGGAGTAAAACAACAAATAGATATTCGCCAAAGAAGATTAGGGCGTACTAATCGCAGTTCTGATGATTTAGTATTCTATAATAGCAGTACTGCATTTCTAAGATTAGCCTCATCTATTGATATTGATGCCCCTATAGGCCCAGATGGGAATCCTAATCCCGATTTACCTTTAGAAAAATTACCATTTTTAACTCCTACTACTGATTATATAGGAGATAAATTAGCCAAAAAATGCATTTTATTTGGTGGGGTTGTTGATATTTCTTCCCCTACATCTGACCCCAGATTAAATTTTGGCTTTAATTTTACTGCAGAAGATGGTATTCTAGATGGAGCATATGGGTGGGGAAGCGTTTACCCTGGATTTAAACCAATGCCCTCTGTTACATCTGCAGATATTTCATATTATAATAGAGGAGCAATAGCTAAAGCTACCATTAAAATTCAAGTTAATAGTATAAGACAACTTGAAATTATAGATGTATTATATAATAGAGTTGGATACACTATGTTGTTAGAGTGGGGCCATACTGTATATTTTGATAATGCAAATAATTTACAAACTTTTAGAGATTTCAATACAATCCCTCTTCAAAAATTTTTTACTCCTGGGACTACTCAAAAGGACATGACAACCTTCATAAAACAAGAGCGTGAAAAACATTCTTATAATTATGATGGTATGTTAGGTAAAGTAGTTAATTTTAAATGGGATTACACTGACCAAGGATATGCAGTTGAGTTGAGTTTAATAGGAATGGGGGATATAGTAGAAGCCCTTAAAATTAATAAAGGAACAGGAGCAGGACCGACTGACCCAAATGCACTTTCAGATGCAGCAAAAACTAAAGCTGAAGATGCAAGTGCAGCAGCTGAAGCTGCTAATTCTGCTTTAAGTGATTTTTACTCTGATAGAAAAAATAAATACCAATTTGGCTTTGATATTGATGCTGTTTTAGAACAAATATTTCCTGGAAATGCTTCTAATAAGTTTTCTACATCTCAAGCTTTTTTAACTAGTAATGCTTCCTCTCACGTTAATAATATTCTTGCAATAGCAGCATATTTGAAAGACACTACAGGCACTAATACTACAGCAGCTTCTGTCAGAACCGCATTATCTACAGGTGATCCTAATAGACTAAATGCAGCTATTGGTTTAAATGCAAATGCCAATATTCAAGGTGTTAAAAAAACTAATGCAGATGGAACAGAAACTTATGTTGATAAATACTCTGTTGGAACTAGTTTAGAACAATATGCAAACCAGCTTAAAAGCAAAGTTAATACTGCAGTAAGCAAAGCCTCAGCTGCAAAAGCGGCAGAAAGTGGTGTTAATCAAGCCAAAATAACAGAATCTAATGCTATAGTACAGAGTGCTAATAGATGCAGTTTAACTAAATGGATGTATGATAACATATATTCAAAAGATCAAGCAGCTGCTACTACTGCTATTGGAGCATATGCAGCTGGTTTTAAAGATCCTGTATTAAAAATAGGGTATAAAAAATCCGAAGGAAAAGCCGAATATAAATTTGGCCAGGGATATCTTAAATTAGGAGTTCTTCTTAATTTTGTAAGAAACGAACTTATGGTATATGATAGTACTAAAACTAATGCTCCAAGTGATCAACAAGCTACATCTTATTTAGTAGATGGAAAATCGGGTGGTTTAAATATTGGAGTCCCATTTATTGACATTGATCTAGACCGAGAAAACACCCTATGCTTAAGTTTCCCTAACCAAATGTCAGGGAATCCTGAAATATGTCTTATACCCTTTAGATATTACCCCCCAGATGCACTTAAAAATAAAGATTTTATAGATAGCACTACCCCATACACACTATATGATTTAGGCCTACCAGGAATAGATCAAAATGATACTGGTTTTTTAGTTAAAGATAATCCGTATAACGGTCGACCTT